AATGGTTAATGAAAATTTAAAGCTGCGCGGTGACGTTGCTCTTGTATTAAAGGGTGCTGACGGCAAAGTTAAAGATAGTCGAGAGATTAAAAATCTGATCGTCAATGACGGTTTAGAGTTTATCTGCTCAAGAATGGCGGGCACTTCCGCAAATGTTATGTCACACATGGCGCTTGGTTCAGGCACTACTGCCGCAGCAGCAGGCCAGACTGATCTAGTATCTATTCTGGGCAGCAGAGAGGCGCTAGACAGCTCTACGCCTTCAAGCAATACGATTGCCTATGTTGCGTCTTTTGAGGCTGGTGAAGGCACTGGTGCGGTCACAGAGGCAGGTATCTTTAACGCTGCTACTGGTGGCGATATGCTTTGCAGAACAGTGTTCTCAGTAGTGAACAAAGAAGCTGATGACACTATGTCAGTCACTTGGACAATTACTCTAACTGCATCTTAATTTAAAGGGGGCTACCTATGTCTACTATAGTAACTAGGGCAGGCAAAGGCTCGCCCCTGACGAATAACGAAGTTGATGCTAACTTTACTAATCTTAACACTGACAAGCTAGAATCTGCTGATCTTTCGGGATATGCAGAGCTTACTGGTGCTACGTTCACTGGCGATGTTGAGGGAACAGAGTTTATAGGATCGCTGCGCGGTAATAACATATTTAAAGCGCAGGCAGGCGAGGCGTTGTCTAAGGGCGATGCCATATATATATCAGGCATAAGCGGTAACACGCCCGTAGTGAGCTTGGCTGATGCTAATAATGCTGCAAAAATGCCTGCTTTTGGCGTAGCTGCTGATGATGCAACTCTAAACTCTGCCGTTGATGTTGTAACCTATGGCGCTATATCAAGTGTAGATACAAGCGGCTTTACACTAGGTGATACTCTTTACGTCAGCACCACCCCCGGTCAGTTAGTCAGTACCCCGCCAACCGGCGAATCATCTCTCATACAGAATCTAGGCAAGGTCGAGCGCGTACACGCTTCAGCGGGTATATTGTTTATCGCTGGTGCTGGCCGTACTAACGCCACCCCAAATCTAAATAACGGTAACTTCTTTCTAGGCAATGGCTCTAATCAATCTGTAAGCGCTGACTTTGAAACTAGCGTTACAGGTATTGCTTTGCCTTTAACTGGCGGCGCTCTTACTGGCGCGGTCACTACGAATAGCACTTTTGATGGTCGTGATGTCTCTGTTGATGGTGCTAAGCTAGACGGTATCGAGTCAGGTGCAACCGCTGACCAAACAGCTGCCGAGATTAAAACTGCTTATGAGTCTAATGCGAATACTAACGCATTCACCGATGCAGATGAAACTAAACTAGACGGCATAGAAGCCAGTGCAGATGTAACTGATACGACTAACGTAACAGCCGCTGGCGCACTAATGGATTCTGAGGTAACTAACCTTGCACAGGTTAAAGCCTTTGATTCTGCTGACTATGCTACTGCTGCTCAGGGCGCTACTGCTGACGATGCGCTACCTAAATCTGGCGGTACGATGACAGGCGCAATAGCAATGGGAACGTCTAAGATTACAGGTTTAGGCGACCCCACTGCTGCACAGGATGCAGCTACTAAGGCTTATGTAGATGCTGGTGGAGGCGGAGGCGGTGAAACCCTTCAAGAAACTCTAGCTATTGGCAACACTACAACCACAGACACAAAAATCCAGTTTCGTGATGCTAATCAGTACATTAATTCTAATGCTTCCAGCACTTTAAACCTTGCAGCTGCTTTAGAAGTGCAGCTAGATGCCTTTACTTTTGACATTAACGCCAATGTAGTTACAAGCGGTGATATTACTGTAGGTGACGATTTAAGCCTATTATCTGACAATTCTAAAATTAATTTCGGTGCTGACAGTGATGTGACGCTTACGCATTATCACAATAATGGATTAATCTTAGGCCTTAATAGAAAGCTATATTTTTACGACACATCTCAATACATTCACGCACCCACTAACGCTACCTTGGACATTAACGCGACTAACGAAATTGAGCTTAACGCTACTCTTATTGATGTCAATGGCGATTTAGATATTAGCGATGACCTTATTGTAGCTGGAGATGCAAGTTTTTCTAGCATAGCGGTAACAGGTGCAATCACGGAAGATGCAGTTACTCTGACAGGCACTACTCCTTTCCTTTCCTTTAATAATGCGACTAACTTCACGCACAACTTGACAGGCAATACAACCTACAGTTTTGGAGGCGCAGCAGCCACAGGCAATGCTTCGGCCTTAACGCTCAAAATTATTCAGGACACCACAGCGCGTACAGTTACATGGCCTGCTAGTGTTGACTGGGCGGGAGGCACAGCGCCTACGCTTACAGCAGCAAGTGGCGGTGTAGATGTGTTTGTATTCTATACTATTGACGGTGGTACTACTTACTACGGCTTTACGGCTGGACAGGCGATGGCATAATGAGTACGGTAGCAAAAAAGCTATTACAGGCAAAGACTGAATCTGCGGAAATCGTAGGCTATCAATATGTGGGTATTTTTGGAACAGGGACTCTTAATGTTAGTGATGTTTCAGATATTAACAATATTACTGCTGTTGACTCGCTGTCTGATGGGGCACTGACAATTGTCTTTCCACATGGTAGCGCATTTGACAGAGATAGAAGTTTGCTTTTTGTCGGAGACCCGATCGGTGACGAAATAGTATGTATAGACCTAAGTGACCCAGCAAATCTAGTGTCAAGAGATACAATAACAAGCTCAACCAGATTAAACTTTGTCCAAGGGATTTCTGCCAGCACTGATCGACAGCTTATTTTTGCAGGTTGTGGAACTTCAACAAGTCCGTCAAAATCTCTATCTGCTATTGACTACTCCGACCCTGATAATTTAGCTTTTTCTGGAAACCCCTTTAATGTTGGTTATCTGTATAAGGGCTGCGCTTGTACAGAAGATGGCAATACTTTTTTTGTTTCAGAAGGTGACGATTTAATTGCGATTGACAGCACAAATACATCTAGTATGTCTGAATTAGACCATTACCATCTATCACTTGCTGGCCAATTGAAAACTATACGAATAGACGAGGCAAATGATGTAATGTACGGGATAGGTCACTCAGATAGTTCTTTTTTGAGTTACGATATTTCTAATCCCTCTTCATTATCTTATAGAGACGTGATCACAGATAATACCAATCTTGACGAAGTTGACGTCTTACAAATAGACTTAACAAATAATTACGCTTTTGTGATGACGCAATTAGGAAAATTATCTTCTTTTGATATTTCTGACCCTGATAATTTAGTGAGAAAAGATACATTATTTGATTCAGATTTTGATACTAATAGCTCTTATAGATCGATAGCTTTAGACATTGAAAGAAAATTAATCTTTTGCGTATCGCGAAGCAACGGCAGAAAGTTGGCAATTGTAAGCTATGATGATGTGGAAAATCTGACGAAACTGACAACCCACACATTCACCAGCGGCAACAATGGTGGCGGCATAGTTTTGTTTAACTGAACATGGGAAATAAAAAATGTACGTAAAAATACTTAACGGCTCTGTAGATACTTTTCCCTATAGCGTCAAGCAGTTAAAACAAGATAACGCTAACACTTCTTTTCCTGATAAATTGGGCGAAGATCAGCTTGCCGACTGGGGTTTGTACCGTGTAGTTTATGCAGATAACCCTACGTTTGCGCATGACGAGAAAGCAGTAGCAAACGCAGAGCCTACCTTAGTAGACGGTTCTTGGACTCTCGGCTGGTCTATTGCACCTAAGACAGCAGAAGATATAGCCGCAGAAGCGTCGAGCGTGCGTTATGAACGTGATGAGCTGCTGGCTGAATGTGACTGGACGCAGATGCCCGACAGCCCTTTAGACGACAGCACAAAGGATTCTTGGGCTACTTACCGCACAGAGCTACGTGACATAACAGAACAGACAGGATTTCCAACTAACATTACATGGCCTACAGCGCCTTAATTTAACAACGAGGATATAAAAATGAAAACATTATTAATCGCGACACTTTTCGTACTGGCTGGCTGCAACACTTTTAATGGTGCTGTTGACGGTTCACAGCAGATTGTCAACTCAACTGTAGACTCTGCACAAGGCATGGTAGTGAATACCGCTAAAGGTGTTGGTGCTGGTTCAGCTACTTTGGTAGAAGGTATTGCTAAAGACATTCGCACAGCGTCTGAATGAATAGCTAGTTGGAGTAAAGCAAAATGATGGCAGAAATCGCAGCGGCAAATGCTGCATTCACGGTTATTAAGACTGCCATTAGTAATGGGAAGGAGCTTTACGCCTGTAGTGCTGCCGCACAAAAATACTTTGACAGCAAAAGTGCCATAGCAAAGCGTGTAGCGTCAAAAGGTAAGTCAGACATAGACGCTTTTATGGCTCTTGAGAAAATCAAAGAGCAGGAAGTGTGGCTGAAAGAACATATGGTTTATGCTGGCCGCCCAGATATGTATTCTGATTGGTTAAACTTTCAGTCAGAGTGCAAAAGAAAGAGAGAATCTGAGGCTCGCAGGTTGTTGGCGGTACGGCGAACCAGAATCAAAATGATAAAAACATTTGTCACCGTTATTGGCATAGCAATAGCAGTGATTCCTATTATGATCTATGGCTTTATACTAATGGTGAAACGATAATGGCTACAGTAAAAGAGGCTTTACTCAAATTAGAAGGGCATGAGAAAGAATGTGCGATCAGGTATGCAAACATCGAGCGCCGACTAAATGACGGCTCTGAGAGATTTAAGAAAGCTGAGATGATGATCTGGGGCATATACCCTTTGATTATAGGTTTATTTGTAGTCGGGAAGATGTTCCAATGAGCCTAGTAAACGCCTTAATTGCCCCTGTAACTGGACTACTGGACAAGTTTATACCTGATGCTGACGTTAAACAGAAGATTGCGCACGAGATCGCTACAATGTCAGAGAGACACGCGCAGGCGATTGCACTGGCTCAGATCGAAGTCAACAAGGCAGAAGCAAAAGGAAACTGGTTCCAAGCGGGATGGCGGCCAGCTACAGGATGGGTTTGCGTGCTTGGATTCGGAGTAAACTTTTTAATCTCACCACTTGCCGCAGGTTTTGGCGTAGACATTCCACAGGCCGACACAGCGACTATGCTTCCAGTTTTGATGGGTATGTTAGGGCTAGGTGGCCTGAGAACTTTTGAAAGGGTTAAAAAATGACAGCTAAAAAGAAAGTAGTATATTTCACAGAAAAAGAACTGGCTTGCAAGCACACCGGAGAAAGCGGCTTTGATCCTGATTTTTTAAAGGTTCTGATCGCTATCCGTAAAGAGTGTGGCTTTGGCTTTCCAATCAGCAGTGCATACCGCAGTCCGCAACACCCAATAGAACAGCGCAAAGATAAGGCAGGAGCGCATTCAACTGGAAAAGCGGTAGACATACTTGTTAGCGGAGAAAACGCCTTAGAATTGATTAGGGTGGCTCAGAAGCATGGTATCCAGCGCATCGGCGTAAAGCAGAAAGGCCGCACGAGGTTTATTCACCTTGATGGCTGCACTGAAGAAGATGGCTTTACCTGTCCTGCTATCTGGTCATATTAGTTTAGAAATGGCCGGATATGCGGTGCTAGACTACCCAAACTAGCCGCATATTAAACCAAGCCCATTTATTTGGGCTTTTTATTGTCTAAAGTGTTTACATTATAGTAAACATAATAGATAATGTACCTACATTCAAAAAACAAAAGGGCTACACAGATGTTTATTCCAACTTTTCAAGAAAAAATCGACGAAATCAAAGCAGTTTTAGCAGAGATGACACCAGCAGAACACGCCAGATTCGGCGCGCAGTTTGAAAGCGACCTGAAGTACTTTGAAGAAAAAGAAGCTGCAAGAAAATCTTAATTTAACAGCCCCCGAAAGGGGGCATTATTGATTTGCTTAACACACCACCTACAGAGGAGCCGCAAGGATGAATTTTATAGAGACAATCAAAAGAGACTTGAATCAGGAGCGTAATCACAGGGGCTTGAGTAGCCGTGTACTTGTCGATGCTCGCGCCCTTTACGCCCTTATAGAAACATACGAAACCTTAGACTCTCAAGCGCGTGCTCTATACGAGGGGAGCGCTGGATTAGAGCTAGACCACCAGCTCCGCAACACGATTACCGCTTTATACCATCGGGAAAGAAAAAACACTGAAACAACCCTAATGACGATCATGCAGACGCTCTTGCCGTTAATGGAGCGGAAGGAAAAGGAGGCTCGCGCGAGATTGCTCATTTTGGACTCTATGGACACCCCATCTACAGAGGAGCCGAAGGCATGAACCCAGCCTGCATTGCAGTAGAGCTAAGCACTGTTCGCCAGATTAAGAGCATGCTCCGGAATGCTGTAGATTAGGAGACAATATGTTCACTAACGACTTTCAAAATTACTTTTACGAGCTGGCAGAGAAAGATTACGCCATGCACAACCCAGCGCGAGATAATATGCCGGATGAATACTATCACGCATACGGCTCGCTAACCGCAGCAGGGGAGTGCGCATCAGCTAATTGCGCTGACCCTGACAAAAGTGTTACCACATCATTAACTTTTTAGTATCATAACCATTCAATAATTGGAGAAAAATATGTATTCAAGCGAAAAAATTGACGAAATTGCAACCGCATTATGCGTAGCGCAAGCAGTTATGGGGGGAGCAGTCAAAGGCAGTGGCAACCCTTTCTTTAAATCCAAATACGCGAACTTGTCGGACGTTATGCAGGTAATTAAAGAGCCGTTTGCGGCCAATGGCCTCAGCTACGTTCAGTTTCCTATTAGCACCGATAACAGTGTAGGAGTATGCACAAGACTCATGCACACATCTGGTCAGTGGTTAGAGCAAGAGTTTCTATTGCCCATGGTTAAGCGCGACCCGCAATCTGGCGGTTCGTGTATTTCTTACGCAAGACGCTACGGATTGGCTGCCATGGCTGGAATCCCGCAAGTAGATGATGACGCAGAAGCGGCAATGCTAAGAAGCGACAAGGCAGTTAAGAAGGCCGAGCAGGAAAGCTACGAAGATTCCATTATCGACCTGATGCCAAGCGTTAAGGCTATCAAGGACGG